CACTGCGATGGGCTTCTCCTCGTCTCCGTGGACGAGGTGTCCATCGAACTTCTCGGGATCGAACGTTGCTGGTTGGTAGGTTCTCTTAGCCACTGCACACCTCCTTAGGTGTTGTGTTGTGTTGTGTTGTGTTATGCTGGTGCTAGTTCCCAGCCATTGGCCAGGACGTAGGTGCCGCTGTAGCGTGGAACGAACCCCAGGCTGGTGAGCCGCTGGCGCAGGCGCGATGCCTGCTGCGAGGTGACGGCGTAGAAGCTGCTGCAGTTGGGGCGTACGATGTGCAGCATAGGTCCGTCCTCGTAGTCGAAGTAGCAGACTCTGGTAATGGGAGCTACCAATGGTGAGCGCTTTGGGTCTGGTGCGGGCTCGTAGGCAACTGTGGCGAGCTGCAGTCCTGTGTCCGGTGTGACTGCTGCTATCATCACGCTCCCTCCGTCCTCGAAGCGGAGGGTTAGTACTTGGTGCGTGTCGTCGTTGAACTCCGCGTAGTCTATGGTGCGGCCATCTAATAGGTCACTCATAGTTGAGTCTCCTTCTCGGTCCGTAAGTGTCCATCTCGTTGTCTGCTAGCTCGGCCCACTCGTTGTGGTCTTCGTCCGTGTCCGTGTCCTCTACAACCGCAAGGGCTACAGCGAATGCCCCAGCGCTTACGTACTCTTCGGGCTCGTCTTCCGTTTCTTCTTCCGTTTCTTCTTCCGTTTCTTCTTCCGTTTCTTCTTCCGTCTCGTCTTCCGTCTCTTCTGCGGTGGTGTCTTCGATGAGCTCCAGGTTGTGGCTCTCGACTGGTGCCGCTGGGTGCTCAGCGGAGACGACTAGGAAGTGCGGGCCGGACCTGCTTCCGAAGTAGATCTCGCGTACTACTCCTTCGTAGGTGTAGGTGTAGTGGGTGGTCGTAACTGTGACCCGCCTAAAGAGGCAGGCTTCGGCAACCCTCTTGGCATACTCCGTCCACTTGAGAAGGCGGTCGATGTTGGAAAGCGGCTCGCCGTGGGCTGACAGGGTGTGGTCCCAGGGTTCGCCGGTGGTCTCGTCAAAAAACTCTGTCTCTGTGCTCACTTTGTCACCTCCGTGACTGTCCTGTTTTGTCTGTTATCTGAACCACCTCTTGTAGAATGGGAGACGCCTGTTAAGTGCTGGGGCCCAGACTTCCGCCCACCATACGAGCTGTTCCAGGATGCCGGCGTTGACGTCGTCAACCAGAGCGATGTAGCGCTTGCGGGTGTGAAGCTCTGCGCGGGCCTTGAGCGCCTCACGGTAGGTCAGCTGTCTCAGTGCTGACTTGAATTCTCTCTCGGTGATCTCCATTGGATGTTGTTCCTTTCTGTAGGGTGTGTGTGCCCTACCCACTGGGTCCCACGTTCCCGCGTAGGGGTGAGGCCCAGTAGGTAGCGCTGGGTGCCCGGGTGCTGCGGTTAGTCCTGGTTGTGGGCGTCAAGGATCTGCCCGATGCCGAGGTTAGGCAGCGAGTGCTTCTGTCCGTCCACGTCGTAACCTATGATGTTGCCGTCCGCGTCGTACTCGGTGTAGACCGGACCGAGCTCCTTGCACTCTGGGCAGTCGGTGAGGTACCCTACTAGGTGGTCTCCGTAGAAGATGTCCACGTGCCGCCTGGGGGCTCCACACGTGCACGTGTCCGGTACACACCTTACTTGGTCGGTGCTCTCCTTCACGTTGCTCTCCTTTGCGCGGGTGCGCCAATGGTTGGTTGGTTAGTTAGTTAGTTAGTTAGTTGGGGGACACTGGTGACTCCTCCCGCCCACCAAGTCCCTACTCGTTCGCCTCAGTTTCCGTAGAGTACGTGTCCATACTGCCTGCGTGCCTGTGCTGTGGGCAGGTACTTACTGATAACCTGCACGGTCTCGCCTGTCTCCCGGTCCTCGATGTACCAGTTGGGAGCCATATCGGAGTCCGTGTACGCCAGAACTGCTAGCGTCTCGTGGTCGTTACTGTCTTCCCACCACTGCCTCGGTGCTCCGGGCCTGGCGGAGTAGTGCAATGCATAGCGATAGTTGTACTTGGACACGTCTGCACTCCTTTCTCTTGACTAGGTCTGTACTTCACAATGCGCCCACACCGAGAATCGAACTCGGGCCCCCTTGCGAGGGGCGCCGCCAGAGTTACTGTGGGCAGGTTGTAGGACGGAGCACGTCAGTACTCCGTCCTCTGTACTACTTCTTCTGTCCGCAGCACCAGCACTTGGGTGCGCGGGTTGGGTTGAGGGTGCCGTTCTTGCACACCCATCCATTGGCCTTGAACCAGTTAATGATGGCGGTCATTGGGTCAGTCCTTTCGGGTGTTGCCTACAATACGTAAGGGTTCTCGATTAGGTCAAGCAGGAAGTCGTCAGTGCTCACAGTGGTTGGGCGCACATCATTAGCCTCGGGCTCCACGTGTGCGACGGTGCCGACGTGTACCCACTTGCCTGTTTCACGTGAGCGGTGTACCTTTGCGTTAACACTGCGCCCTTTGCGCTGCGTCGGGGTCTTGCGGGACTTGATGGGCGCGAACCATTGCACTTCGTCGCCGTCACGTACATATCGGGCACGTGGTTCTGTTGCGGTCAGCGACGAAAAAACTGTTACCGTGTGCGCGTCGGGCAGCGTCTCGAAGGCACGCAACACAAAGTTATTCGTGTGCTCAGTAATGGGACCGGCGCGTTTGCCGTTATCGTTAACCTCAATGAAGTACGGTTTCATTATGTTCTCCTGTTGTGCGCCTCTGCTTGTCAATCCCACGAAGGGCGCTGGTTGGATGTGGGAGAGCGCGTACTTCATTGTACACGCTTTCGCTTTCGGTTGACCAGACCGAGTATTCAATTGTGGGTGCTGCGCGTTAGACCAGACCAGCGTCTATCAATTCCTGCCGGGCAACCTCAAGCGCTTTCGCGTCCCGAGCCTTCGTCAAGTCATACGGATTGATGACTTCGACTTCAAACTCTTCAGCGATGCGAACTGCCTGCTCGGGGGTGCACTTGACGTGGAAGGTCTTCACACCGTCGCTGCCCTTGGACTTGCGTCCGCGGGAGTCTCGGTAGTCGTGCACGGCCTTGACCGTCAAGTCCTGCGGGAGTTTCTCGTCGCGGATTAACTGCAGCACACGACTGGGGGACTTGTGTCCCAAGATCACCGCGGCGCCCGCGGGCGTCAGCGTGGTGGTGCTATCACTTGCGTTCGTCATTTCGTAAACCTCCGTTTACATTTTGTGCGCGTCACTCGTTGTGTTGCGCGTTTGACTTCACCCACATCATACAGCGCAAACATTAACGTTAGATTAACCTAACCTTAAGATTGCACGAATAAGCCTACGTATTCCTACGGACATTTGAAGGTTGACATAACCGTGCCGTGGTGGTGAACGAGGCAGCGTGTAATTGTGTTACGTGTAATTGTGTTACGTGTAACTTGGTTGCGTGTAATTGTGTTAGGCGTAATTGACTTACGTGTAATTGTGTTACGTGTAATTGTGTTACGTGTAATTGTGTTACGTGTAACTGTGTTAGGCGCGGGCGACTATGACAGGCAGTTGACATAATCAGATGTATGTTGTTTGTAATAATGTAGGGAGATGAAATAGGAAAGGAACTGGATTGGTATAGGAAGGAGAAGGGTGGGGGACAGGTAGGCAGGATGGTATAGGTTGGGCACGTAAGCACCCCGCCAAATTCCCAACTGTCTTAAGCACTGTCCACCGTAGGAGCACTAGTGCCCGTGAAAACCTTGCCCGCACTACATTTAGACAGGTTTGAGGTCAATTTTCAAATCCACGTCAAAGTCTGCAGAATTCTGACTTGACACGACGCGGGAAGTGTGGTATAATGAAGGTGACGGTACACCACCGTCTACATGCTGCGCGCCGCGCAGGAACTAGCGCCCGGAGGCACTAAGCACCGTGACCACGCAAGCTCAGCAAGCTATCTTAGACGTCTTGGACAAGACAGGCGGCAACATCGGAGCGACTGCACAACGGCTCGGCCTGAGCAACGAGTACGTGCGGCAACAAGCGCGCAGTCACGGGACCACTCGCAATGTTGGCCCGCCTGAGGCACAACCCGAAACGGCCAAAGCGCTAGCACTAGTCGAAGCGTCTGCAGAAGAAAAAGAAGTTGGCCCTGTGCAGTCGCTGCAAGAGGCTTTTTTAGACGCCATCCTGCCGCAGAACAAAGACGGCGTGGTGGAGCTGCGAGACACGCTGCTGGGCAACTTGCAGGACTTGGCGGAGGATATGGCACTGCCTCCGAGGATGCAGATCTCCCTGCTGCGATTGCTCTTGGAGTATGAGAACCAAGTGCGTGCCATTGCGCGGCCTGCCATGAACTTGACGGTGCACGACGAGCGCCGCGTTGACATGACCGTGCTAGTAGACAAGCTCGATGCCATGCCCACCGAGGCCCTTGCTGCCCTGAGCAAGGGCAAGATGCCGCAGATTATAGATGCCGAGTAGTCAGGAGGTCACCCAGGAGGAGCTCCTGCTTGACTTTGGCGTAGCTGAGGTGGAGCAGCTACAGCAGGCATCGGAGATCGTACTTGCCAGGCGTGAGCTGCTGTGCTACTCGCAGCTCATAGACCAGTCATACCAGCGCGCGCCCCACATAGAACTCACTGCGGCGCTGCTAGAGGCGATAGAGCGCAACGAGCAGAAGCACGCGATTATTATTATGCCGCCGCGGCACGGCAAGTCGGAGCTGGTTAGTGGGAAGTTTCCGAGCTGGTGCCTGGGGCGCAATCCCGACCGGAAGGTCATACTTTCAAGTTACGGCGCTCAGCTAGCCGAGGCCTTCTCAGTACAGAACCGTGACACCATAGCTGCTAACCCGGTTTGGCCGCTGATCTTCCCGGAGGTCAGCGTTAGTGCTACAGTGCGCTCGCAAAACAAGTGGGCGCTTCACGGACAGCGTGAGTCCGTTATTGCGGCCGGCGTGGGCGTCGCAGTTACAGGGTTTGGCGCCTGGCTGTTTGTCATAGACGACCCGATTAAGAACTTCGAGGAAGCCACGTCAAGTCCGTTCGCGACAAGCACTGGGACTGGTACCGCACCGTGGCGCGGACACGCTTGACACCTGATGGGCACATCGTCCTTATTATGACCTGCTGGCACGAGGACGACCTAGCCCACCGCATCATGAACGGCCCTGAGGCACTGCGCTTTCACGTGCTGCACCTGCCGGCTGAGAGTTACGGCGCTCCAGAGGACTACGGGGATCCTGCCGAGGCTATTAAACTCCTCCCCAAGGCGGCGTTCCCGGACCCTCTGGGGCGTCCCAAGGGCGAGCCGCTGTGGCCGACACTGTACGATAAGGAGTTCTTACTACAGGCCCGTGAGACACTGGTACACGAGTATGAGGGCCTTTACCAGGGCAACCCGGCCGCGCCGTCCGGTGACCTATTCGAGCGCAGCTACTTCAAGGCTATTACGCAGGCGCAGCTAGACGAGGTTGCCTACCAAGCAATAGCACGCGTACGCAGTTGGGACTTAGCCTGGAGTGAAAGCACACGCGCGAACCATACAGTAGGTATGCGGGCTACGCTGTACCAGTTTGATCCCGCGGCGAGCAAGTCGCATCCTAGGGATATTGGGCTGCCACTACTCGCAATTGTTATAGAGGACGTTATACGCGGGAAGTGGGAGTGGCCGGACGGTGGCGACGAAGTCGTTAAGGCAGGCGTAGCGGACACGCCGAAGTACAAGCTTCTGATCGAGGCCGTAGCCAGCCAGAGCGTCGCTGCCAAGTCCATCCGCAAGGACCCGCGGTTATTGAAGCACGTGATCGTGCCCATTAGTAAGCAGAGGGACAAGTTGGAGTCCGCGCAGTACGCCATCAAGTTGGGTGCACGCGGGATGATCTTTTTATGCTACCCTAACGCCACGACGCCGCCTGCTTGGGAGAAGGACCTACTAGTTGAGATTGGGGACTTCCCCTATGGCAGCGATGACGACCAGGTAGACACGCTTTCACAGCTGGCGAACCACTGGCAGTCGCTAATAGATTCCGCTCTGATGCTCCTTGCTACTACCAGCGGAAGCACTGAGTTTGTTACACAACGTAAGACCCCACTGCCGGAACCGTTCCGGCAGTCAGTGAGTGCAGAACCCGCAGTGGACCAGCTTAACTGGCAGCCTGCGGATACCCCCTTTACGGGGCTGAACTAGGGAGAATGAACTATGGCTATGGGAAGTTTCCCTCCTATGGATGGAGGACCGGCAGGGCGCCCGCCTATGCCACCCGGCGGCCCAGAAGGCCTGCTGGACGAGCTAGAGGGCGAAGAAGGAGTGGAAGGCGGTGCGGCCGTAACTGCGTGCGCAGCGCGTAACTGCAGCAACAACGAGGACGGCCAGTGTGGTCTCGAAGAGATCACCGTGGGCGCTAAGAACGAGTGCACCAAGTTTGAAGGTGAGCGCGCGGCCGAAGAAGAAGGCCCAGAAGGTGAAGAAGCTGGAGCCCCAGCGCCCACCGGACCCGCCGGCCCGATGGCGCGTCGCGTTCCCCCGCCGCCCGCTCCGGGACTGGCAGGACCGCCAGGACGGTAATACATGCCCCCCAGACCGGAGGACCTGTTAGTACAGCTTTCAAGATACCGCGCTGGCCACGAGCGCCGGGACGCGTTGGTGCGCCTCACCCGTGCTATGTACGCACAGGAGAAGAACCGCTCAGTGAGCTACCTTGGCGGTGACGCTTCCAAGTGGCGGCAGAAGGTGCACAGTGAGTACTGGGAGTCGAGCAACCGCCCGCAGAACGCCACGGACCTCGCGGCTGCTGTACTCGGGGGACACGCTCCGCAGTTCCGCGTGTCCGTCCCGGGCGGGGGATCCACGACAGTAGCCTCGCGTGCTGAGAAGTTTCTGCTCGGCGTCCTACGTGCTAACTCACGGCGCTTCATGGCAGACATTGCACGCCGGCTGGTCTTCCGGACTGTACTTGACGGCGGCGCTGCACTACGCACTACTTGGAACATCAGCGTGCCCAAGCCTAAAGTCAAGGACATGCGCTTTGAGGACGAGCACTCAGAAGACGACTCTCCTTGGCTTGTAGCCTACTACCCGCGCGGAGTCTGCCCTATTGAAACGCGCGTCATCCCCATAGACAGCCTTTACACCGGCGGCCCCGACACGCTGTTTGCACCGTTCAATGAACTCTTCCACGTCGCACAGCGAACGGCGGATGACGTGCTTTACGAGTGGGAAGGTGTGGAGGGCGCTCGCACAGAAAAAGCTGCTGCTGTGCCCGTGGCGGACCGTTCAACGCGCACTGCGGAGTACGTCGAGTGGTGGTACGAGCGGCACGGAGAGGTGCAGTATGCAGTCCTTTGGGACAGCGAGTACGTCTTGCCCCCTAGGGCCATAAGCTACCCGAGCATCCCATACGTCCTAACGTGCTTTAAGGAGCTGGACCACACCAAGCCCGAGCTCGCGCGCCTGCCCTTTGTCTTCTCGATCCTGTGGCAGGTGGAGCGTGAGGAGTACATGCGCAGCCGGATGTTCCGTATGATAGACATGCTCTCGAATCTTGTCCCGGTCTACCGTGGGCAGAACCCCATACAGCTCTCCGGTACCTGGGGTAAGTTCCTACAGATAAGCGACGGCGAGAAGATCGAGTTCCCCAACTGGCCAGGCCACGCGCCTGACATGTGGAACTTCCTGAATGACATCGTCCGCCGTGAGAGCGAAGGCACCTTTTCATCTGCGATGTATGGTAAGGTCTCTAGCCGCCTGAGTGGTTACGGCT